CTGCCATCACTGGTCAGATTTTGATTACCACTGTACAAGAAAAATACAAATTGGCATCATTCATTGGCGACCAACTTGTATCTACTATCCCTGCTGGCCAGAATCTTTCAACCGAGATTATTCCTTGGTTGTCTGATATCAGTCCTTCGCCAGAAGTGGTTCAACCCGGTATGCCTTATCCACAAACCCAATTCTCTGGTAACTATGTACGACTTCCAGCCATTGAAAAGGTTGGTAGAATCTGTGCAATTACCGCAGAAATGATTTATTCGGATAAGACATCCCAAGCTTTGGCATCTGCCGAATCCGTAGGTACTTATTGCGGTCTAGTTCGTGAAGAGAGAATTCTTAACACGGTACTTGGCCTTACAGGTAGCTATGTATACGGTACTGCTGCTGGTGCAGAAGCGACTTTGAATACTTATTCAACGACCGCTCAAGCTGGCATGGCTTTTGGTTTTATCAACAGAATTGGCTCTTATTCTTTGAGCAACTTTGCTTCTATCAACACGCTAGAGCAGTTGTTCTATCAGATGAAAGATCCAAATACTGGTAAGCCAATTGACATCTTTGGCCCCGGTATGCAGATGCTTGTGATGCCTTTCCAAAAGTACACTGCTTCTAGGATTCTCAATCCTCAGACAGTTACCAAGAATGGGCCATTCGCAACATCTGGTGATGTTGAACAGTTGGAAAGTCCTAATCCGCTTGATAACAACTACGGTCTTCTCACATCCGCTCATGCGAGAAACCTGTTGGTAACCAGCGGTATTGCAGCTTCCACCGCTGACAAGTATGTTTACTTGGGTAACTTCAAGAAAGCTTTCGTTTGGCGAGAAGCCAAGCCTATGGAAGTTGTTCAGGCTCCAGCTAATAACTGGGCCGAGTTCAATCAGGACATTGCGGTTGCCATCAAGGCTTCGTGGTGGGGTTCTGCTGGTGTTACTGATCCTCGTTATGTTGTTCAAGGACTCCCTGCTTAGTCCTTCCTACCCTGAGGTTGGGGGCCAGTTCTTGGCCCCTAGCTTTCTTTTTAAGAGGTGATCATGCCAACTCCATCCGAAAACCTCCTGACAATAAGAAACAACTATATAAACGCATTGGTAACGGACTCTGCTAGTCCTCAACCTTCTTATTCATGGGAAGGTGTTGCTGTTTCTAGGACAGAGTGGAGGCAGCAAACACTGCAACATATTACTCAATTGAATAAGTTGATGACCTATGTCAATCCTCAGACATTTAAAACACAATTCATGTAGGAGTACTAGATGCCTACGCTAAATTTGTCTCAGGAATACCATGTATTTGATAATCCTGAAGTACTTAATTTAAAAAATGTGGATAACACTACTGCAACCACAAGTTATGGATTTAGAAGGGCAATGACTCTTGCTTATACCGATCAAAGTGGTGTAGCCAAGATTGAAAACATCACAAGATTTTTAGTATGGAAAGCAAATCTTAGTGGATTCAAGCCAATGATTGATTGCGAAATAACTGATGCTGGTTCAGTAAAATATTATGTCAACAGTATTGATAACGCTGGAAACAGAGAATATTACGGATTGGATTGCACTCAACAGAGCTAACCATGAATAATAAAATATATCGCAAGCCAAGGCCATTGATGGCAGCTAATGTAAATGACCGTTACACTACGATCATGGACACACTTGCTGAAAAATTGGTTGATTTGACTTACACGGTGTATAAGCGGAAGGGTGCTGTAATAAGAGAATCTGACGCATTCCCATGCGTAGTAATTGCACCTTCAGAAGAAGGTGAAGATTTAGGGATAGAAACTTTTGGTGGAATATCTGAATACATATATTCTGTCAGGGTATATTACATTCAAGAATATGCTAGGGATCTAGTGTATACAGATCTTGATGACAGGTACAAAATAAGAAAAGAGATACATCAAATAAGCCAGTTCCCATCGTCACTTAGTCCATCACGAATAATGATCAAGGGAATTCAACCATTTTCCGTCAACAGCAACCCGAATACAGTTTACAATGTGACTGGTTTTAAGGTATCATATGGATTCATGGAACAAGGTTTAGTTTAATTTAAGGAGTCAAACATGGCAGCAGTAGACAATATTTTTATTACAGGAAAAACAGCTAGACTTATCATTGAAAGAACTGATACAGAGGTTCCCATTTCAATCCCTTGTACATCTGTTACCGTTGCGACAAAGATGGATACTCCTGAAGCAAGCAATTACAATTCATTAGGTTTTGTTCAGCTTGTTGCTGGCATTCAGAGTGCAGAAATCACAGTAGACGCTGTTTATGACAAAGCACAAATGCCAGTTATTTTTGCTGGTATGAAGGCAGATGTGATTTTTCAGCCAGATGGTGGTAGAACCCCATTTACAGCAATACCGCCAACCGATAATCAAACTACATTAGATACAAACGAATATCTTGCATATGAAGGAACACCAGCTACATTTGAATTCCTAAATTGCACAGTAACGAATGTAACTTATGATGTAGCGGTAAGAGATGTTCAAAAGTTTAAAGTTACATTAGTTCCTTCTTCAGCTCCCGGTGTTAATTTTGGAAGTGTCGCATTCTAATTAGGAGTTTAAATAATGGCTATTCTTTCAGGAAGATTTGCGACAGTAAATATTGGAGCTTTAACTGGTGTTCCAGCAACCAATGTTTCTGTTAATTCAAAAGCAGATGTTATCGATACGACTACATTTATGAACGAAGGTTTTGATGCTCACGCTATTGGATTGTATTCTGCTGAGATAACTTTAGACTTACTTGAAGTTTACAATGGATACGGATTCAAACAAGGCGATGTGGCTTCAATATCAATTGTTGATGGAGAATCTGTTACTCCCCAAACAATTACAATTACTAACTGCATACTAACAGCAGTAAACTACACCTCCGATGTAAAAGATGTTCAAAAAATGAGCCTTACTTTTGCAACTTATGGTAACTTTGATTTTGAGATTGGTGACTTGGCATAATTTCCTGAAAGGAAGCAAAAATGGCAGATACAGTTGGCAATCTATTAAATTCCAGCGGTGAAGGTTCTTTGACCATTGAATACAATGGGAAAAAATATACCGCTGGATTAATCACCCAAAAAGTTAAAGCTGAATTTGAAAAACGAATGGAGAAAAAGGCTCTCGATTCTGTTTTCTCAATGAAGGATAGACTTGAACCTGTTGAATTCCGTGAAGCGATTTCTTCTGTAACTAGAGATATTGCCAGCGGAGTTTATTCGTTTGGTAGTGATAATTCGATATCAAGTTTATCTACACCAGCGGGTGCATTGTCATTTGCATCAATACTTTTCTCTGCCCCTGAGAATGAGATTCAAGATGTTATGCTTGCAGAAAATGACAGGTTTGAAGCTGTGATGGAGTTAGTTCGGGATAAATCATTCACAAACGCCAAGAAGGTGTAGGTGAAGGTTCTTTTAATCCAAGAGAACCAATACCTCCACCTAATTTAAAAAACTTCTATGTAAATTTGATGGATAAACCTTATCTCCTTCGGCCTTGGGAGATTGAGAAGTTGACAGATAGGCAGATAGTTGAACTTTATTATCGGAAAAGGGATGATAAAGGAATTCCTGTTAGTATTCCTGATGAAAAGCACGAATGGAATACTAGGAAGAAAATTGTTTCTATCGAAGATATGATGTTGCAAAGATACCTTAATTTTATGAAAATGGGAGCATCTCTAGGGGCGAATGAAGCTAAGATGAAAGCTTCTTGGGTAAGGCAATTTGGAAGCGTACCACCGGGAATAAAATAATGGCAGATATTCCATTAAAATCAGAAGAAGAAACAACGACTGATTTGGTGGGTGCAATCGAGGATATTGCCCAAAGCGTCAAAGCTGGATCTAGGGATTTTAGTAAGACTTTTGGTGGTTTAACTACAGCAATCAAAAAGCTGCAAACCACCCTTGTAAACGCAATCAAATCAATCAAAGTCCAAGTAGTAACTAAGCCAGAAAAACCTGTAAAACAGCCAGTCAAGGTCAAGGAAACATCTACTAAAGAAACAATAAAAGAAACAAAAACAAAGACGGAAGCAGCAGCAGAAAAAAAGACTAGAACTCCAAAAGCAGAAGCAGTAAAAGAAACTGCTGCATCAAAAAAAGCCAAGGAACCAAAAGAACCTCCTGTTCCAAAGATTCCAAAAGTTTTAAAGCCTGTAGATACAGTAGAAGCAGCAGAAAAAGAAAAGAAAAAGAAAAGAATAGAAGAGTCTGCTGACTTATTATTACAAACCAGAAGAACCAATGCACAATTAGCTGCATTGCGTTTACAAAATGCATTAAATCCAACTCCTAAAGCACCGCCAAAAGAAAAAAAGAAAGAAGTTGATCCTCAAGAAAAAGAAAG